GTGCCGTTTACGGTTAAATTTGTGTTTACTATTTCAGTTGTAGTGTCGTTATAAGACAGTATTTCAGTTTCAAAATCAGGGTAATAACTGCCATCTGCTTTAGTGATTAATCTTATTCTATCGCCAGGCTTAAATGTATATTGTAATGTTGTGTTAGGATGTATTTTTTGATATGTATAAAGACTACCCACCACCAAATCAAGATAATCACCACCACTATTTGTTGCATTTACAGTAATGACTTTCTGAATAAGCATCTGTATAAAGTCAGCATAAGTTAAATCCTTTGTTCTAACGATCTGATAGTATTTTGCCCATATAGGGGGAGTGTGTTTAATAGTTAGGCTGAATACAGGCGCTTTAATGCCTCCTAACGAGTTCTGTGTTGCTGTTGTAGTAATCAACCCATCATTAGTGTAAACTAAGCTCCTACGCCCCTGAAAGTCCTCGTACATTATCCCAAATTTAATGCCCGCACCAAGCTTCATGTTACTGATAGATTGTCCAGTATCTTTTAGTGAGTCAAATTGAACTGGATTAACACTTCCACTAGAATAATAATATCCCCAATCAGTGTAATCAATAATAGAAAACTCAAAGCTTATATTGCCTAGTCCATCATCTGTATTAATGTAAATGTTTCTCTCTGGTTGAATTTCGGAATTTCTATTACCACGTATTTGTCTTATTATATTTCCACCATTACCCCCCGTCAAGTTAAGTAGTTGCTGCTTAATTTGGTTAGCCACACTATTTGCAGTATCAGTTACATTTGCAGTATAACTAACATTAAAGGTATGCCCTCCATTAGAAAGCGTTCCTGTAAATGTGTTGCCTTTCTTTACATCATTCCCAATAGTTACCTTATGTGAATTAGCACGTTTATCTGCTGATACAAAGTGAATACTGCCATCTAAATCCATATACTCCCCATGATTTAGGTTTCTATTATATAAATACGCTCCAGTATCTGGTATTGGTGCAAAGCTAAAATTTGGGCTGTTGAATTTATTTTCTGTTCCATCATCAATTACCAACTCCTCATAAGTAACCGACAATTCAGTTTCAATAGGCACGTCTTCAAAACCCTCATTAAAATTAGCGTATGCTATAGAGTTTCTAGGCTTAGATTGACATAATGGGGCTTTAGGTAAATATGATTGTGGTTTTTGAATTAACTCATCAGTAATAGTTGGATATGAACCCCCTTCATTATAAAACTTATAAGTATAAATTGTGTTATCAGGAATGTTTAACTTCTTTTTATCCAATACAGCAATAGTAACCCAAGAAGGATTAGGCAAATCTGCTGTAGGCTGAAACATTGCTATTTCAATCGTTTTTACAATAGCACTACCTGTCTGTACTATAATATCAATTCCATTGTTGTCTGTAGGGATGTTATTAACTCCTGTAAAGCTTTCTTTTATAGGGTTGACTACATTGCTAAAGTCACTATAAACACTTCGCTCACGATCATCATAGCCAAATATAGAAGCAAACTTTCTTGATGATCCGTATAACCTGTTGATAGGTTTAGTAAGATCAGAGAAATAAGACACCACAGGGGCTGCTGATGGAGCTAATTTATATGCGTTGATGTATTCCTCCAAAACATTAGCCCCATACCCTGTAACACTCTTATCTAAAGCTTTTTTAATGTTGATCTTTCTAGCATCATTTAAACCATCTACCCAATAAAGTAAATTGTTATCTACAACATTGGTCATTAAGATCAAATAGTCTTTGGAGAAGTTTAAAACATCAAATCCACCAGTGTCAGTGATGGATTGTAGTATTGTGATTACTGTTCTTGTGAGTTCGTTAAACTGAAATATATTGTGGTAGCCATTACTGTTCCAGACAAAAAAATAAAATAGGTTCTTTTCTTCATCTACAGCCGTACCTATCGTCTTATTTTCTCCCGCAGGTAAAGGAGTTTCAATAGAAACATTTCCTTTTACATTTGTGACTATACCAACATTTCCTACACCAGTAGACAACACCAAACAATTAAGAATATATCTAGCTCTTGTGTTAGGAATTAATGTAAGGTCTGTGGTAGTATCTATGCCCTCGCTAAAGGTATGGGTAGCTACTTGTTTTTCTTTTGATGGCATTAGGTCTAATAATTTGTTTCGCTGAACGATTTGTTTAATTCTGCACTTGCATATAACGCTGATTGGAAGTTGTAAAGTCTCTTAAGTTTGTTGTAATGCTTCTCATATTCATTATTATTCCATGTAGCGGCATTCCAATCCTTTCTTTCCTCATAAAACCTTGCTTTAGCCCAATAGCTCAAAGTCATCTCACATTCACTAGGAACGAGCTTTAATCCATCTGATATGCCATCCGATTTGTATTCAATAACAATTTCTGAACCTTCTGGAATTAAGCTGCCTATATAAATCTCACCTGTTTTCTTGTCTATATTGTAGTATCCGGCACAATGAACACCTCTACCTTGTCCATAAAGCTCTCCCAAGAAATTACCTCCCCTATAACAGTTGTAAAAGCTATATCCATCTCCAATGTACTCACCACAGAAAATAGAGTTTAATCGCTCTTGTGATTTCTCTTGGTTAAGATTTTCTTTACGAATGCTTTTATCTAATGATAATACGGCTAAATGACCATTTTTAAGCAATCCAACCTTAGTTTCAAAAACGAAGTCACAAGGCAAGGAAATCACATTATCTACTTCAAGTATTTCGGTCTTTACATCAAACTCTTGATTAAGTAACAAGTTTAGCTCTCTCCACCCACTAAGTATATGTCTACTTAAAGTAAATTCAAACTTTCCTGTGCTATCTCCCATACCACTTGCGCAGTTAGATGCAATAGTCTTTATGTTTACAAGTGCTTTACTCATTTCTTATGGTCTTTGTATTACGTTTCTCTCATCTGACTTGTTGCTTATTAAGTCAGCAGGTCTAGTCGCAGGATTGGTAAACCATTGTGCCACTAACTGTATTGCTTGCATTTCTGTATCGGCAGGTAAAGGCAATTCATCATCATCTGATAAATCCTGTACCCTGACAATATATTCTCCACTCAATTTCTCAACTAAGGGATTCGTAGTATATACCTCAACTTTAGTTTTTCCAATGGGATAATAAAACCCCTGATCAATCAATTTATTTTTATATGATTTTATAGTTCTTCTATCAGCATCCATTAACGGAGCATAATAATTACCACAATTATCAAACACCGATCGTACTCCTTCATTACCGTATAAAGGAACATAACCTTTAGGGAGTGTCACAAAATCAACACCCCCTGTTTTATCAATAACTAAGTCTGTGAATGTGCCATAGAACATTGATGGTAAATCCCTGTTACCTTCTTGAGATAGAGATGTATTTCTTCCAGAAGTCAAAGCATAGTTAACAGCCGCAGGTAAGAATGCTTCTATATCCCACCGCTGTACATTCATTTCATCTGTTAATACATAGCCACCTAATGCTAAGATGACGTTTTCCACAAATAGACTTTTAGTCATAGTTAATGTCGCCTTTAGTACCTACATAAATGGTTCTACCTCTCTTATCAGTCTTAGTACCTAAAATGGTGGTGAATTGCTTAGAAATGAAACCTTCTGTTACTCCTGCGCCTGCTACTGGACTGTATTCAATTGGAGGCGTGATCTGGATGTTCTCTGCGTATAGATTGATAATCTCATCCCATACTTCTGTTCTTTTTTCTGCTAATGTCATGATTGATGTGTTTTATTTTGTTTGTAATTGAGTTTCTCTGTTAATCCCTAGCTCTGCATAAGATTGTGCCAAATTTTCTTTCTGTTCAATCCCCATACTTTCTAACATATAGTAAGTGAAAAGGTTGAATAATCCTTCTGGAAAGTCTATGTCTACTGTGTTTGCATCATCTATAACCAAATAGTCATTATTGGCATCTGATGCTGTTGTAAAGGCTATTTTAGCCTCAGCAGGCTTCTTACAGTACGTAAGCACATATTTGTTACCAGTAGTCTTAGGAAGCGTTATAATGTTACCTGACTTAAAAAGATAATTAGTTTTGTGCTTAGTAATATCAGGCTTCCTAATTGGGCTTGTTAAGTACATAGTCTCTTCGTTAACGCTTATCTTTCTGCTTGGGTACTCATCAGTTCCGTTGATGTACTTCAAGTCTAACGTCCTATAGTAGTCTTCTAAAGTAGTTATAACGTCCGTAGCGAATAGTTTGCCACCTGCTAATGAAGTTATCTGTGCCGTCTCAACAACATGGTTAATAAGTGCATCTGATACCTTTTGATTATTCTCGTAATTGTCACAAAGGACAGATAGTATAGCATACTGAACTGAATATACATTACTATTATATTCATCTTGAGTGAAATAACCCGAAGTACCACTTTTGGTAAGTGTAGTTAAACGTTGCCAAAGTTTTTCCTGTGAAATCATATAACAAATGTATGTAAAAAAATAAAGTAAACGTACAAACGAAAAAAGTCGGCTTCTTTCGAATACCGACCCCTGTCTAACCTCAATTTTAAATCACCTACAATCTACTCACCATTATTCTCTCTCAACCACTTTGAAATCTTGCTGTGGTGTGGTGGATTATCTTCACCTGCGGCTACCAAAGCCTCAATAGCATCTTCTCTTGTAAATACTCTAACCTCTTGTATAGCTTCTTGTTGAACTGTTGTTTGGCTTCTTAAATACTCCGGTAAGTTATCACCAATAGTTCTTTCTTGCTGATATGAATTATCACTAACATCATAGTTTTGAGGCTCATCCAAAGCTCTTAAATCCCTTTCTGCCTTAGCTCTAGCGCTCATATCCTGAGTAATGCTATTTAATAAGTTGATATGTCTGTTAATGTCGCTAAAGAAATAGTTGATTAAAGCCTTTTTAGCGTCCTGTGTGACGTTTTGAATGTCAAGGATATGTTCACCCTCTCTTTCTCCGCTAACCCATGCCCAACGTCTTATACTGCCTACATTAGTTAACTTAACAATACCCTTGTCAATAAGATTGATAATACGTCCCTCAATGTAAGTCATCTCTGTATTTGCTTTTTGTAAGTAAACAACAGGGAAGTTCTTAGCGTATTCCATTACATCAATTCTGATCTCCTCAGCTTCTTTCTTCTCAAGACCTTTAATGCCTAAGCCTTTTGCTAAAACAATAAGCCTTTCTTCACTTAAAGCTTTAGCGTGGTTCATAGCATCGAATAAAGAGTCAATACCCTTCATTTTCTCTTGTGAACGTTTCTTACTATCAATAAAATCAATCTTTGGTTTAGCCTTGTTGTTTTTATCTCTTAACGGAGAAGAAATGTTGTTTGGGTGTAAGAACTGATAAATAGCTAAGTCAATGTCATTAGCATAATTAAAATTAGCTCCTGTATTATGCACATAACGAGGCTCAAACTGATCAATAACCCTATCTCCAACAACCTTACTATTGTTGCTCATTGCATATCTGATCTCTACCTTTAATTTTGTTTTAGGGTCAGTAGCCATAAAGTGTGAACGCCATGCACCACCTTTAGGTGATTTAAGCACACCTCCGTTAATCCTGTCAATTTTTTTTCTATCTGCTGAAATCTCAAAGCTAGGTTTCTTTTCTATCTTCTTGAAGTCCTCAATACTGGCATATTTCTCCATGAGTTCTTTTGCCGAAATCTGTTTTCTGTTCTCAAATAACATATTATTCTTCTATTATATTTTTATAAATTAAATCAGCCGCCTTAACTAAAGATTCCGCTGTATGAGTAAGTGGTTTACCATGATCATCTTCTCTCTGTGTTTGATTGGCAATTTCAAATGCCTTTATCATCAATGATTGTTTTTTCTCTTTGTCCATCTTGTATTTCCTTTAATTGTTGTTCTACTTTTAGTGTCTCAATTCTATTTTTTACAGCCTTTTCTACAAACCATTGTATAGAAGCGCCATGTGACTCTTTGTAGTCATTCATAAACTTTACATCGCCTTTCTCAAATACGATTCTAAATGAATTTACGTCTTTTACTTCTCTTGCCATACATCAAAGGTAGATAAAAAAATATAAAATGTACAAGTGTGTTGAATTAGTGGTTTTTATTCACAAAAAACCCCCTAATGTATTCCACAAAAGGGGGTGTAAAAGAAAATATAATTGAAAATTGAGTGACTATGATGCTGATGTTCCTGTTGGGTGCATAACAACGAAGTTTTCGCCTAATGCAAAGTGAGGAGCAATTTCAGAACGCATGTAAGTGTTTTGTGCATCAAATTCAGATGACTTAACAACTCTACGGTCGCTTCCTGCACCACCATTTACCCAAAGCTCATTCTCTCTTGAGTAACCATCAGTTCCTCTCCACTCGTAACCGATAAATGGACGGTTGTCTGCTGACTCTCCTGCAAAACCAAATGGAACTCCGATAGCCCAATCTTTACCACCGATCATACCTGCTCCACCAATGTTGTCTAACTCCGGTGCAGAAGTCTGTAGATAAGTAAAGTTACCTAAAGAGAATCCTGTGATACCCAAGTTAACCATCATTCCTTCTTCTGTAAAGCCGCTATCGTATTTACGTGCATTACGTACACCCTCTGCAATATATTTATCAGAAACTCCGATAACCCAATTGTAGTTGTAACGGTTTGAGAAGAATTTCTCGATTTTTTGGTTGAAGTTATAACCCTCAATCAACATGATCTCACTTGATGGTACACGAATATCGTGGTAGTAAGCTGATAAAGCATATAAATCTGCATCATCAAAGTCATTTACATCATACTCGAAATCGTAACCGTTCTCTAAAGCATAAGGCAATAAACCTTGAGTACCTGAAATTGGAACTTCTGATTTTAATGGATCAGAGTAATCAGTCCATCCTTCTGCCTTCTTACCGAACATCCATACATGGCCTTTTTGTTGCTCCATTCTCATCTCAGCATCACGAAGAGACTCCATGTAGATAAGGTTTGACCCCGGCACAACTTGAAAAGGTGCTGCTGTAGTTAAGTGAGTTCCTGATGTAATATCAGTCTCTTTAGCGATCCAGAAAGTATTTTCGTATTTATACCTAACTGAACGTAAAGGCTCTGGTTGGCCTGTTCCTTCACCGCTTAAAGTTGAAATCCAAGAGAATACTGCTCCTTCGATAAAGTCATCTTCTGGATCTACTCCTGTATTACCTTCTAAAGTAATTTGGTGTGGGTTAACCGTTCTGTCTTTTTCAATGATACGGTATTGGTTACCATTGATGCTTCCTTGCCATACCTCAGTTACTCGTGGGCGTGAGAAAATGGTTGTACCTACTGAATTGTTAGTCTGAACCAACATATCCTCTGTAGACAAAGCAATAGTAATTTGATTACCAGTTGTACCAATGATTTCTCCTACGGTAAATAAATCTTTAGGACGTGGTTTTTCGTAGTGACCTGTAATCGGACCTTCTACACCTTTTCTTACAGCTGATCCCATACCGAACATTTTGATTTTGCTCAAGGTAGTTGGAGGATAGCCTGATTCTTTAAAATAAGTCGATAGTAATTGAGGATTATCTTGTAAAAGGGTTGAACCTAATACGAATACATCTCCTTGTGCCGATTCTACGTGACTTGGGGCTGTGTGGTTAATAACTTCTGCCATTGTATTGCTGATTTAAAATTTTTGTGTTTTTTAGTTAATTATCTACGTTTTACCATATTATTTAGGAAATCAGCATATTCTTTATCAGTACTATTTACATTAGTAGGCAATGTTTCTGGTGGCAATCCTGTGCGGTTCTCATACTTGTTTACTACTCTTTCGGTAGCTAAAGCATCAGCGTGTTTAAAAATAGATTGTGCAATGTTCTCAAAGTTCTTTTCTAGGTAGTCAGCTTTGATGTATCCTGTTGCTAATGCAATATTCTCATCTGTAACCTCCATTTGTCCATCTAAGAAGAATGATTCAAGCTTCTGTGGTAATAGTGCTTTGAAGTCTGCATTGTAGTCAAAGTTTAGTTTAACTGCTTCTTCACCTTCTTTACCGTTTAAGTTGATTTCTCCTAAACCTTGTATTGTTTCAGCTATTTTTGGTGCTGTTTGTTTTACTACTTGGATGTGTGCATTGGTTTTAGCAATTCCTGCTAACCTTAGCTCTTCTGCCTTTGCGTTTGCTTCTACTTGTGCTGAATTGTCAAATGCTGTCAATTCTTTTTTGTAGTCTTTTAAAGCTTGCTTGTCCTGTAAAGAACTTACTCTTAGTTCTTCTTTTAAAATGGCATATTCTGCTGAGTCTTCATCTAAATCTGCAAAAGGAAAATCTCTTTCTACCTTTTGCCTTGCGATTGATTCACTGTAACCGTTTTTTACCATTACCATAACCTTTGCATCTACATCGGAAATTTCATCTAGGTTAATTCGGCTGATTTTTGTGAAGTTCTCTATTTCGTCTGCTGATTTACCTGCACGTAGCATATCGTCAATAGCCTTAACATATTCATTAGCGAAAGGGCTTACTTTACTCTTTTCCTCTAACTCATTGTGTTTGGCTAATAGATCGTTGTACTCTTGAACCTTCGTATCGTATTCCTTGATCTTAGGAAGTGCTGATTTGAAGCTGTCTACATCCGTAAACAATCCTTCTGAAATCTCAGGGAGGATCTTAGAGTAATCTACTTGAGGTGTTTCAACAGGTGGTATGCCTTGAGTCTGTGTCGTATCAACTATTTCAGTTGAAGCAGGTGCTTCCAAAGTAGTGTCTGTAGATGTGTCAGTTACTATTACAGTTTCTGTTGTTGTTTCTACTGGCGGTTCGGAAGCAAACTTTTGGCTTGCGTAATCCATTACTGTGTTATTTTCACTCATTTTATTTCAATTTTCTTAATCAAAAGTATAACGTATTAATTTAAAAACCAAATTTAAGCTATTTGAGGTTCTAAGGGCATCCCGTTTTGATCTTGTGACTGTTGAGTCATAACCAACTCTTCGGGGATTGGAGAGGGCGTTAAAACAGCTTGTACCTGTTCGTTATTACTAGCTATTACAGATGGTATCGCTCCAACATTACTTTGCTCTCCTTCTTTCTTAGGTGCAAATAACAATTGCATCATCATGCCATTCTGTTTAAGAAGCTCTGCAATCAATGTGTTTTGGTTATCTGCATCTGATTTAGCCTTGATGTTTACTTGATCAATTTGTCCTTTTGTTTGAGCTGATTGTTGTTGTACTTGGGCGTTAGCTTGAATGTCAGCTTGTTTAGATGCTTCTTGTTCTTGTTTTTTCTTAGCTTCTATCTGAGCTAAAATATACATAGCCTCTTCAATATTGCCTGCCATAACCTTCCTGTATACATAAAGATATTCGCTCATAGTGAGTCCTTGTCCACCGCCTGTCTGATCCCCTAAAGCTTTCTGCTGAACGATACTTTGAAGTAACTGTTGTTTTTCTTCTAATGAAGGGGCAATATCTATTTCTAGGTTAAACTCAGTGTTGCTGAAATTCTTATCAATCTTAAATGACTCTAGGTTCTTATTACCCAATATAGCATAGCTTAACTTAATTTCTTTGTCTTTGGATACAATCTGCCACTTCTTAATGATATCGTCAAAGGCATTCTTAAATACATAATTAAAGGCATTGAATGTAGGATATAGGGAGGCATTAGCCGCTTGGAAAGCTAGTTTAGTCTGACCTAATCCCTGATAAGCACTTGTGCCTCCTGCATCTGCTCCGTTCTGCATACCTAGCACTTCTCTAAGCTCATTTACTTTCTCGGCTATCTGATTACCATATACAGCTAATATGCCTGCTATTTTGGTTACGTCTAGATATTCAATAGGTTTCTGTCCACCACTCATGTATAGTGGTTTACCATGATCATCTAATGCATTATAGAACAATACCCCTCGCTCTTGTAGTGATTGAAGTATGTCTTCTGGTTGCTGTAAAATACCGTTTAAAAATACGTTCTCAAGCAAGTCTTTTTGGATAGCAAGACCGGGCGCAGCAGGGATAGTAGCTAAGGCATTTCTCTGCTTAACAATCGCCATATCAATATCATCTACAATGGCTATTGCCCTTTCTACCAATGAAGCGTTACCTGTTTTAGCAAAGAAAAAGTCCAACTTAGGGGTTTTGTTTCCATCTACTCCATAGTAAACCACATCCTTGCATACTCCATAGTCTAAAAACATATCCGTTCCTATAATCCAACTTGAATAATATTTCCTGATTACATTCTTTTGTATCTTTTTGTCTCCACTTTTAGCCGATTTTTTATCTACCTCATAGTCAAATGGTATTTCTTTAAACCTTACCTGCCCTGTACCTGTAACATTCTTTAAGTTTGTTTCTACATCAACACTTAACCATTGAGCATCTAATACCATTACTTTAACCCTACTTACAGGATCTACATCGGCATTTGTAATGCTTGAGGTATCGTATAGTTTTTGTGTTTTGTAATAGTTACTGTTGATGGTTGCTGAGTATTGTGGGTTCATCCATGCAAAGCATTTAGCTAGATAAAGAAGTTCTGATGGTTTGTAATTAGGATTTTCTCTTCGGATATCAGCAATACTCATTATCCTTACTTCTCCGGCTCTTGTAATGTCACTAAAGTCATTTTGTTCTGAGTATGGTATTAATGCCCTGTCAAGGTTTACCTTACGTATTTTAGGAAGCATAGTTGATTTCTCAATGTATGTCTTCCATCCGCATAAGCTTGTTATAATTAAATCATCAAATGTCTGATCCTGTAAAACTTTGTAGTTGGAAACAAGTTTAGTCTTTTGGCAAGCTGCTTTACATGCAATCTCCCTATGCATAGTGTATCCACCTATTTCGAAGTACGTTCTTACATCCTGCGCTGTTCTCAACCCCATTTCTTCGGGATTAATTGGCGTATTAGGAATAAACCCTACCTGCTTCATGAAGTTTTTATTATTCTCATCAATAAGATACATCAGTAACGCTTTATCTGCTTGTTTAGCTGCAATACTATCATCATCAATGCAACTGACTGAAACATCATACTCCTGACTCATGTTCTTCTCTCTCATCACATCAAACATCTGAGGGAGCTTATAGTAGGTATCGAAGGAAACGTTCATCTTGGTAATAAACTTACCGTCACTGTTCTTCCTTTTTGCTCCAATAAGGTTTTGCTTGATCTTATTTGATGATTGCTGACCTGTAGCATATGCCCGTAGTTCTTCAAAGCTTCTTTTAGATCCAAATTCAAAGGGTACATAACAATAATTACTTGCATAGTCGCAGTAAAATGCATTGTTAAATGCCAGAAAATAATCTTTCTCTTTTTTTAGCCTTGGGTCTAAGTCCTCTACAGGGTATGGATTCTTAAACGTCTGATTTTTGTATTGACTTGGTTGCAAATAACGCTGTGCCATATTGATGATTTTAAGTCAAATGTACTACTTTTGAAAATAAAAAGTAATTATGCTGATTAACTTACTTATTAGAACATCCTACAGGCCAGTTCTTTTCCAAAGACTTTTAGATTCTATAAACGCTCAGACTCATAAAAACATAAGAATAATTGTTAGCTATGATGATGAAAGAGCCTTGTCTTATATTCCAGAACACTTAGAAAAAATTAAAGTTTATAAGAACACTTCTTTAGCTTTTCCATACGATAATTATTGCAATGACCTTAAGGCTTTAGTCACTGATGGTTTCTTTATGTTTATAGATGATGATGAAGTATTATCTTCAAATGACTGTATAGAGAAGCTTTGTAAGCACTTGAAGAACCATTGGGGTGTTATATGTCAATTCAGCCGAAATGGTCGATTAAAACCTTCTAATGAGCTTATAAAATTGAAGATGGTTAAGAGATGTAAAATAGGTATGCCTTGTATTGCTTTACATCATTCATTAAAGAACATGGCTGATTTTGATGGGAGTGTTGAAGCAGCAGATTTTAATTGGATAAAGGCTATAACAAAAAAAGTGAAACTTAATTTCGTTCCACTTGTAATTGCGCTTGCTGATAGAAGAAGTTATGGTGCTATGGAGTAGATTAAATTCTCTGCATTTCTATGTGTTTCTTTCAATCCGAACTTGCCACAATAGTTTGTAAATTTCTTTTCTAAATCTTTATCACCATTCCATTCTATAATCAAACATTCACAACCTACTTCTTTTAAATCTATTTGCTGTAAAATGTCCCAATCGTAGCCTTCTGTATCGGTTGAAATGAAGTTTAATTGTGGCTTACCTATTTCTTCCCAAAAGTCTTTGAATGTTTTAAGCTCTATCTCTCCCTCAGTAAATTCTACTCCTGCATCCCTCCACCTTTTTGTCTCCTCAAACTTTACCGATGATACTAAACCCTTGTCAGTTCCATTAGGAACATGGTTTCCACTTTCAAAGAATTTAACTTTTTCATTTTTAGTTCCTATACCAATGTTATAGCACTTTACATTTTTATTGTCTTTGTGTAGCTTTTTTAGCTCTTTAAATACCGTAGAAGGCTCGATCAGGTGGGCTGACCAGTTATTTTCTATAAGTAGCTTAGAATTGCTTAAAAATGATCCGTCATTTGCCCCTATTTCAAGTAGAGTCCCTGTTTTCCCATTAAAGTACCTAAGTATTTTCCTGTCTTCTTTGTTTTGTGAATAGCTCATATATATTTTTTTATTTTAT